ATGGGAACCCAAAACCCATGATTAGAATAGGACTTGCATTAATTACACTTCTAGCACTGCCTTTAGCTTTACAAGTTCCTGCGTTAGAGATACTAAAGTTGAAAGTCTTTGATAGGTTTGTGGTGCAACATAAGCCAAGTGAATACTTTACGATCTTAAACATAACTGACAGTGATGTTAGGGCAGAGGGTGGTTATCCTTTACCAAGAGCAAGATTGGCTGAAATAAACGAAGAGATTATGGCTCAAGGCGCACTTGGTGTGGGTTATGTTATATCCTTTATAGACCAAGACAGGTTTGGTGGTGACAGCTTATTTAGTAACTCTGTTTCAAATAATCGCACAGTTGTCGCCACCTTCGAGACTGACAATCAATTATATCCAGAGCCAACAGGCACAGTCTTATTAGGCGATCCAGCACAGGGTATAGCTTTACAAGGTTATATGCCTAATATCCCAGAAATATCTGAAGTTGCCTTAGAGGGTATGGTCTCAGCGCCAGTCGATGTCGATAATTTAGTCAGAAGATTACCTTTACTATTACAAACACCTGATGGTTGGTTGCCTAGTTTTGGTACACAGGTCTTAAAAACTTTGGTTGATGCTGATACTTTTATTATCAAAACCAACGAAGCAGGGATCGAAGAGATCAAGGTTAGGGGATTGCCACAAACTAGGGTGGACAGTTTAGGACGACACTGGTTGGCTTGGGTTGATACTCCACAAACAACATTAGCAGAAATGGCTGTCAAAGATAAGTTTGTCTTTGTTGGTGTGACAGCCAAAGGGGTGATGCCACAACTAGCAACTCCTGTTGGTTTATTAGAACCACATAAGATTCAAGCTGCTTTAGCTGAATCAATGCTCATACCTAACAGCCCTTACATACCTTATTGGCATTTAACAGCAGAATTAGCTAGTTTGGTAATTTTGTGCCTTCTTATTTGGCTTGTAAGCGCTTTTATGGGGATTACATGGTCTATTACCCTTGCTTCTGTGATCTTTTGCTCTACGGCTGTATATGGGCTTTATACGATCAGAGCAGGGGTTTTAATTGATTTTAGCTATACTTTAATCGCTGAATTTGTCACAGCTAGTGTTGCTTACTATCTCAACTTCCGTAAACAGTACAAATTACGACAGCAGATCAAAAAACAATTTGAGCATTATCTTGATCCAAGACAAGTCAAGCGCTTACAAGACGATCCTAGTTTATTGAAGCTAGGGGGTGAGAGGCGCTATTGTACTTTCTTGTTTACAGATGTCAGAGGTTTTACTGCCTTATCGGAAAAGCTAGAGCCAGAGGAAGTGGCTAAGATTATGAACAAGGCACTGACGATACAAGCTAACACAGTACAAAAGTATGGTGGCATGGTCGATAAATATATTGGTGATGCGATGATGGCTATTTTCAATGCGCCTATGGACTTACAACACCATGAAGTATTAGCAGTTGAAGCAGGTATTGAAATCCTTGCCGAAATAGAAAAAGCAGGGTTAGAAGTTCGTATTGGTATTGGGATAAATTCTGGAGAAGCTGTGTTAGGTAATATGGGTAGTGAATCACGATTTGACTATACTGCCATAGGTGATGCGGTAAATACAGCAGCTAGGTTAGAAAGTGCTACTAAAGAACGAGGGGTGGATATTTTAATTGGTGAACAAACTGAAAAGTTTTGTGGTTATAGGTTACAATCATTAGAACCAATTAAGGTTAAAGGCAAAAGTAAGCCCTTAAAAATATACACACATGGTTGAAGCATTTATCTATAACTGCACATTAGACAGAGTAGTCGATGGCGATACTATTGATGTGCATATTGATTTAGGTTTTGGGGTTTGGTTACACAAACAAAGAGTAAGATTAGCAGGGATAGATACCCCTGAATCAAGAACTAGAAACTTAGCAGAGAAGGCACTAGGTTTAGCAGCAAAGGCTAGACTACAAGAATTGTGTGGTGAGCAGTTGATGGTTAAGAGTTTAGGTAAAGGCAAATACGGCAGAATCTTAGGCATACCCTATACACCAGATGGGGTAGATATGTGCCAACAGTTAATTAAAGAAGGTCACGCAGTCGAGTATTGGGGTGGCAAGAAACAAAAAGTTTGGGGATAAGATGAATATATCAGAAGAGGGCAAAGCCCTAATTAAAAAGTTTGAAGGTTGTGAGCTAGAGGCATATCAATGTCCAGCAGGTAAATGGACAATCGGCTATGGACATACTAAAAATGTACAGGAGAACGATCACTGGTCACAACATTATGCAGAGACTATGCTTGACATAGAGCTAGAAGAATACGAAGGCTACATCAACGATTTAGTTAAAGTACCATTACAACAACATCAGTTCGATGCTTTAGTGGCTTGGGTGTATAACTTAGGAGTAGGTAATTTATTAAGCTCAACCCTGTTAGTTAAATTAAACGCAGGTGAGTATGAAGATATACCACACGAAATTCAGCGCTGGAATAAAGCAGCAGGTGAGGTCTTAGAAGGTTTAGTCAGAAGAAGGAAGGCAGAAGCCTTGTTGTTTGAAGGCAAGGACTGGTCAGAGGTCTAGCTTCTTAATACTAGCCGTCTTGCGCCTAATTGTGTAACCATCTTTGGCAGGTACTACTTTCTCAGGTTGGGGTTTGTAAGTAGTTGTACCCCATGAGACTTTGTATCTATCGTTTATGCCAATCTCAGCTTCACCCATCTTAGTCTGTATGTAGATTTGTGACTTCTCTATCTCTTCATTTAACAACTTGATCTTGTCTTTATTGTCATTGATACGATCTAAGTGGTAGCCACAATCATCATCGTTAAGATCAACCTCTACTTTCTCGCCAACAGGGTGCATGATTTGTAGATCAGGTAGAACTTGTGGTGGATACCAGTCTTGCTCTTTGATACGTCTTTCAAAGTCGTTTATGATGTCTTTAAGTTCTTTTTCAAAGGCAAAGTCTCTGCGCAACAGGAACATCTTAAAGTCGTTGGTATTATGTAGGGTCGACACAACCCCCCACGAATACCCACATATTGCACAGAGAGCTTTGGTCTGTAACACACCCCTAAACAGAGGTGGTTTGCCATCTGCTTCAGGTATTTGTCTAGTAGTCTTTACTTCAATAATGCCATGTCCATCGAGCATTATTTCTTGGTCATCTTCGGTATAGATAACCTGATTGTCTGGTTTAACAATGTTGTTCTTAGCATAGCCGATACCATCAATAGAGCCTTCTAAGGGGAAGTCAGGGTGCTGCACTGCTTGGGTAATAGCGAGGTCAACATCCGTCAAGTTTAGCTTTTCAGCCGTAAGCTCTATCAATGGTTTCTCTAATATATTGCCTATCTCAATCGGCATACTGTCTTTCACTGTTCTAACATTCTTGCCTAGTCGAGCATCTATTCTTGATTTTAGATATTCGTTTTTAGTCTCATAGGGCGAGACACCATACAAGACTGGCAGCCCTGAACAAGATGCGTGGTTGTCGCTAGATAATTTACCTACTGCTTTTGTCATCTTTGCTCTGTAGGTATTGGTTAATAATCTGATCTGCTATGCCAGTCATTTTAAGATTGTGTGCTTGGCAATAGGACTTTAGTTTCTTGTGCGTTTTGTCTGTAACCATGAGGGTTTTTAAATTTTTCATATTAGTAGTATAGGGTCATAAATATAAAAAGATACTATTAATTGTAATTAATTGTTGTTTTGTATACTTTTATGTGCATAATACTAGGTATAGGAGATATATATGAATAACTTAAATAACTTAACTTTTAAACAAGCTAAATCTTTAAACAATAAGCATATTAAAGATTTGGATAATGGTGTTACACCTGCAACAGATTACATTTACTTAAAAGACTTAGTAACTGATTATCTAAAAACAGATGATGATTTGCCTGTAAAATTTAAAATACTCTTTCATTTACAAAACCCTAATGGACTTGTACATCAACTACCAACATTTAATGATGTTGCAGATACAAGAGATGGTCAAACATATGTAAACAGTTTTCAGTTTTGTAATACAAAATACAGAAACATTTGGGCAAAAAAACTCGTTAAGTGGGCTTATGCTAGTAAAAAACCTACTAAAATAGATTTGAGTGTATGTCTGAATAGCTTAAGAAGAGATGTTGATGATTACACAGTGTGGAAACCTAACAAACAAGATTGGTTTGACAAAGCATTTCAGAACAAGGAGACAGCATGATTGACCAAAAGATCGAAAGACTAATCCGTTTATCAGATAGATGCTTTGCAGCTAAAGATAAGACTAGCCCAATCAGACAAGCCAGAGGTGACAAGCTCTGGGCAGAGGCTATGCGTTTGGTTATGAAGAGAGACAAGTGCCGACATCAGAAAGCCTTTAACTACATAGTGGGGTATAAGTATGACTAAGCAAGATTTAATCGACATCATCGGTGGTTTATTTTTGGTCGCCATGTGGTCACTAATTATCGTTATGATGTTTGGGTTATGAAAATAGAGTTAAAAAAAGAGTTTTTAGAATATGCAAACCAAAGAAGAATTTGGTTTAATCACGAACAATATCTTTACGGACAGGAAGAATTTGCTGATGTAGAGAGTTTTGTAAAACATTTTCCAAATGTTTTGGAAGATTGGATAAAAGAGAATGAGGAGTAATTATGTCTTTTTTAGAATTAGATGATAAGGAAGGTTTAGGTATGTATTTAAGGCATGACTTTAGACTGGGTAAATTTGTTGTAAATAATGCTGAAGGTGTTGAGCCTTTAGATTTTGAATATATGTTAATCGATACAGATTTTCAGACTGGTTATGGTCAGTACAGAAATGGTGCATACGATTTTGTCTGGGATCAGCAGGTCGGTGTTAAACCTGATAATGCTAAAGAATTAGTTGCTGATGGTTATAAAAGAGCTTTCGGTGCAAGAATATACATTAAAGACAAGGGTGTTTATCTTTGGCAAAGGTTTACTCTTTTAGAGGGTCAGACATTCGATGAGGCGATGTCTAACGCATGGAAAGATAAAGTTGAGGGCAAAGTACCATGTTTTAAATACACAGGCTCAGAGAAGATATCCTTCTCTAATGGCTCAAGTGGCTTTAAAGGCAAGCTGGACTATGTGCAATGGGTTGATAAACCTGCTGACTTTGACGAACCAGTAGAAATGCAGGAACAGCCTGTAGAGGATGACACAAAGGAAGATGGCATCCCTTTCTAACGAAAATGATCGTAGCTCTAGCAGCCAATCAAATGTATCTCCTATAGGCGATGCTGCTAGGGTTCACGATTCAGGCACTAAGCTCTGGGTTGAGCCGTTAGGTAGAATCTTAGAGCAAGAATATCCCAAACCAGAGCCATTGATTGAAGGTTTGCTGCATAGTGGCACACAGACAATACTGTACGGCAGGTCTGGCAGTGGTAAGTCCTACATTACCCAAAAGCTGATGTTGCATTTGGCTATGGGTATGGATTTTGGTTATTACCAAGTGCCAAAGGCTTGTAAGATTCTGTATGTCGATGGGGAAATGTTGCCCTCATCCTTACAAAGCCGTTACCTAAAAATGAAGCCTAAATTGTCAAATATGGATGATTGGGTTAAGGCATTGGGTAATCTGCATTATTGCTCGAGGTTTATCCAGCCTGAATTTCAAAGGGTAAACATGGAGACTGGCAGATTAGAAAACAAGCAATATCCAGAAATGATGCTGAGAAGTTTAGACGAGAAGGAGAATATGCAACAGCTAATGAACACTATTGCAGTCAATAAGTACGATGTGGTGGTTATGGACAATATCTTCACCTTATTTGCTTTTGATGATTTTAGCAGCCCAACAGAGTGGCTTATTCATGTGCAACCCTTCTTAAATTGGTGTCGTCAGAATAACATCACAGTCTGGATTGTAGATCATGCGAGAAAGACGGCTAGTGTAGGTGGCAACTCAGCGCTATTTGGGAGTATGGTCAAGGCTGTTACCTTAGATTTATTGATACAAGTTGAATCGGAAAAGAAAGAAATTGACTACGATGATGACAGTGATATTGAGTTTGGTTTTAAATGGCACTTTGAAAAAGCAAGGCATTTGACAGCTTTAGAGCAACAAGAAGTTGAGTTTGAGATTAAGAATGGCGATATATTGGTAGTAGAGAATCCTTACAAGAAACAAATGGCAGCAGCTAAGAAACACTTTGAGGCTGGTATGCCACTAAGGAAGATACAAGAAACCTTGTTAAATGAGATTAATTACAATGTATCACACACTAAGATAAACAGATGGGCAAAGAAAGAAGGTTGGGTTAGAAAAACAGAATGAATATATTTGTATTACATATACCCCTTTAAGAGGGGAATATGTTGATACAGATAATATGTTCAGGAATAAAGGGCTTCAGAGGAGGCTGTAACAGAGGTAGTAAAATGAGTGATACAAGAAAAGGAGTATATAAATATGAAATATGAATACCATGAATTAGCAAACATCTTCCCCTTAATAGAAGGTGATGAGTTTGACAAATTAGTAGATGATATAAAAACAAATGGGTTGCTTAACCCTATTGTTTTATATGAAAGTCAAATATTAGATGGCAGGAATAGATACAATGCTTGTTTAGAAGCAGGGTCACAACCATTGTTTGTAGAATACGATGGGAATGAACCTGATGCTTATGTGATTGCCTTGAATCTAAGAAGAAGGCATTTAAAGCAACAACAGATAGATCAATACTTAGTTAAATTTGAAGAGTGGCGAAGAGGTAGACCTAATTCGGACCATGGTCCGAATTTAACACAAGAACAATTTGCAAAAAAACATAACACGAACCCACGGAGCCTAAGAAGAGCAACCAAGATAGAAAACAAAGGCGATGATTCTGTGATTGATGGTGTTAAAGATGGCAGCATTTCACAAAGGTCGGCTGTAGATATCGTTACTTTACCAAAAGAACAACAACAAGAAATTGTAGCCAAGGGTGAAGATGAAATATTAAAAGCTGCGATGCAAATAAGAAAAGATAGAAGTGCAGCCAATAAACAAAAAAGGGATGAATTAAAAAAACAAGCACTATCTATAAAACCACCAGATGGAAAATATCGCACCATAGTGATTGATCCTCCATGGGAAATGGAAAAAATACAAAGGGATTTAGCACCCAATCAAGTTGATTTTGATTATCCAACCATGTCACTAGATGATATTAAAAACTTCGATATACCAGCCCATGAAGAGTGTCACTTATGGTTATGGACAACACAAAAATATTTACCTGATGCTTATGATGTTTTAAAAGCGTGGGATTTCAAATACTTAGTGACCTTTGTATGGCATAAAAACGGAGGCTTTCAGCCTGTTGGTTTACCACAATATAATTGCGAATTTGTATTATTAGCCAGAAAGGGTGGACAACCCTTCTTAGACACTAAACAATTTTTCACTTGTTTCAATGCACCAAGAAGAGAACACTCAAGAAAGCCAGATGAATTTTATGATTTAGTAAAAAGGGTATCACCTGAACCAAGAATTGATATTTTTAGCAGAGAAGAAAGGGAAGGCTATGATGTGTGGGGTGTAGAAAAGGATTATTTTGATGAGTAACTACACAAAACAAAAAGACTGGGAAACAAGCAAACACACTTTAATTAAAAAAGAGTTGTCAAGGATATTATCACCTTGTGGCAGCGACAAATACCACCATGTGTTTGAAGAAGCGCCACACGAAATGGATTGTAAACAGTGTACTGACTTAATAGATCATAGAAAAAGAAAATATGGATTACGAATTAGAAATGCAGAAAGCTACACAAAAGTACCTAACCAATGGTTGAATGAGATAACAATAAGAAAAAAAAACAAATCTAACACTAAAACTGAAATAACAAAAATTCAAAATGGTTATTTAGATTTTTATTTTTATTGCTGGGTGTGTGACAACACAATAGTTGCATCTCATTTATTTGATGCAAAAACACTCATAAAGCTGTTAAAAGAACATGAAAATAAAGCAAAGACTATTGAGAATGATGATGGCACTGAGGGTATTGTGTATCCAATAGAATTTTTAAAAGAAGCAATATGGAGTAAGCATGAGTGATACAAAATGGAAAGCATTAGAAAAACAAGTATCAGGATCGCATTATAAAAATTATGATGTGCAGCCTGTAGAGTTTTGTCAGAGGAATAAACTTAACTACTGTGAGTCAGCAGTAATTAAATATGTGTGCAGACATAAGGATAAGAACGGCAAAGAAGATATACTTAAAGCCATACATTATTTAGAATTATTATTAGAACTAGAATATGCAGATAAAGATCAAAGACAATATTAAACAATTCACCAAAGGTTTAAGCAAAGTACAGAAGAAGCAAATACCTTTTGCTACTGCTCAAGCTATTAACGGCACACTGTTTGGTCTAAAAAAAGAAATGGCTAAACAAACTGTTAAGAAGTTAGACAGACCAACACCATTCACGCAAAAAGGTTTCTTCATAGAAAAAGCTAAAAAGAGCAAACAATCAGGATTTTTATTTATAGACGATACAAGAGCAAAGTATTTAAAATGGCAAATAGATGGTGGTGTCAGAAGTGGCGCTAAGAAGATACCAGTACCAATAACTAAAAATAAAAAACTAAACAAGTATGGCAACATATCAGGTAAAGATGGTGGATTAATAAAAGGTAAGAAAGAATTTATAGCAACAATAGGTGGTGCTACTGGTGTTTGGAAACAGGGTAGGAAAGGACAACAACCAACACTACTAATCAAGTTCCACGACAGTGTGAAGTACGATAAGAAACCATTTGATTTTTATAAGATAGGTAAGGGTTATATTAGCAATACTTATGATAGACAATTTAAGAAATCATTAACCAAAGCACTGAGGTCAGCCAAGTAATATAACTATTAGTTATGACCTATAACAGGATATAAGATGTATAAATACTTAACAAAATGCACTAATCCTCTGAAAGCCTTATGGGGTGGGGGTTATAGGTTCTTACTAGCTGTAAATCTTGTGCTCTCCTTTCCT